GAGTTATCCACAGGCTTTGATCACGATCACGATCAAAAAACAACATGAGTAGTTGCAATACTTTTCTAATCAGTTATACTGATCTCGCAGTACACATTTAATCCTAACTATGAGAGGACAATTTATGAATCAAGAACATTTGATCAATGTATTACGCCACCTGGCACAAGAGGTGCGCAAAGAAATACCTTCAACTCAGATCACCATGCCCTTGCTTTTTGCTTTGCAAGATGCAGAACACATGGTTAGCGTGACGGTTAGTCCAAAGCCTGATGATGAGAATTTGGACGATCTATCCACCATTCCTTTTGGGAGATAAGCATGAACAATCAAACTGATTTTGCGCCCGAAGTTCGCAATAGCGCCATCTGGAGCGGGGATTCTCGCAAAGTAGCCAATGGCAAAGCGGTTGATGTTATTTTGGAAAAGCAAGGTAAAAAAGAGTTGCCAGACTTGTCTGGTGTTGAGGCCGTCCAAATGGGTCATGTCATGCAACCTACCATTGGTCGCTTGGCACAAGAGCGTTTGGGCATCGAATTAAAGGACGCTGATTATGCGATCACCCACCCCAAGCACGATTGGTTTCGTAGCCATTTTGATTTTGTTTCTGCTGATGGCTCTGTACTTGTAGAGGCTAAAAACTACAATGCTGCCGTTAGAAACAAGTTTGATGTCGATAATAATCGTATTCCTGATGCGGATTACGCTCAACTGGTGCATGAAGCTGCTTGTCATGGCGTACAAAAGATTTATCTTGCCGTCTTATTTGGTGGTCAAGAGTTTTGTACATTTCAATTTGATATTTCTGATCAGGAAAAAGATGACCTTATCAAAAAAATGGCTGAAATCTGGGGCTACTGTCAGTCAGGCAATTTACCGCCAGCACAGACTGTTGATCAAACTAAGATTATGTATCCCGCAAGCACCGATGGAGTCATTACGGCTACGCGTCAGGTTGAAATGGCTATCACTCAGCTTAGGGATATTAAGGGTCAAATTAAAAATCTTGAGGCTGCTGAGGAAAATTTAGAGGTGCAAGTGCGTAATTTGATGGCTGACAATCAAGAAATACGCTCAGTTGATGGCACTTCTTTAGTCACTTGGAAATCCTCAAAGTCCAGCAAGCGTTTTAGTGCTGATCTGTTCAAGACTGCCATGCCTGACATTTATGAACAGTTTGTGATTGAACAACCAGGCGCACGGAGGTTCTTAGTCAAATGAACTCAATCGAATCTTTAAAAGAAGTAATTAACGGTCTTGACAATGTTATTACAGATACCAAAGAAAATGATGGTCTGGTTTGGCTTGCCAAAGAGGTTAAAAAGGATTTATTAGATGTTATTAAATCCATTCAGCGAGAACAAGGAAGGATCGGATGAACAACATTGATATAGCAGTTTGGATTATGGCTGTTAGTTCAGTCATAGATACTATTTACACACTATCGGAGATGATTCATGTCTAATTTAGTCGCATATTCAGAAATGGAACAGATGGCTACGGCGATTGCCGCGTCTGGTCTGTTTGGTATGAAAGACAAGAACTCGGTTCTTGCTTTGATGGCCGTAGCACAGGCAGAGGGTTTACATCCCGCGACTGCTGCTCGGGATTTTCACATTATTCAAGGTCGTCCCGCTTTGAAAGCCGATGCCATGCTGGCTAGATTTCAAAATGCTGGCGGTAAGGTTGATTGGAAGGAGTACACAGATGAACGAGTTACAGGAGTATTTGAACACCCTAATGGCGGTTCTCTTGCGGTTACATGGACTCTTGAACAAGCTGGACGCATCGGATTGGTCAAACCTGGAAGTGGATGGCAAAAATTTCCTCGCGCAATGCTCAGAAGTCGTTGCATCAGCGAAGGAATCCGTAGCGTCTTTCCAGGAAGCGTCACAGGATTTTACTCACCCGAAGAAGTAGAAAGTTTTGAAGATAAGCCTTTGGCAAAGGCCGTCAAGGATATGGGTTCTGTGATTCCAAATGTAATGGATTTGTCTGCAATACCAGAAGATTTGGTGGACGCTGCTTTGCCATTATATGTGCCAGGCATGGACGAGCCTTATGCGCGTTATGTTTGCCAAGATGATTGGATTGATGGTTTTGCTGAAATGCACGCCAAGATTCATGAGTCACCCAAATTTACGGCAGAGGAGAAATTTGAAAAAATTAAACAATTTAGGGCAGTAAATGAAGAATATACAAAGTCTTTTGACGGCAATACAACCGCAAAATTCTTATCCAAGCTTGCAATCCACAGAAAGGAAATCAAAAATGTCTAATGGACACATCGCCCAGATGGGCAAAGGCGTTCTTTTTATGAACGAGAAAAGAACTAGTGACAAATCACCAGATTGGAAAGGCACAATTTTGCTTTCCGAGGATTACAAGGCGGGTCAGGTGGTTAAACTAGCTGGGTGGACTAAAAACACCCCTAAAGGGCAGTTAATCAGCTTATCGGAAGATAACTGGAAACCACCCACACAAGCCGCGGGAACTTACCCTCGCGAAGTCAATGACAACGATGTACCTTTTTAGGAGTTCATTATGAAAAAGTATGCAATAGCAGCTGCATTATGTTTTGTTGTTGGACTAGCATCAGCGCAATACGCGAATTGCTGGCAACAATATGTTTGTGGTGGCGGTGGATGCCATTGGGTAACCCTTTGTCGCTAATATGATTTATTTGAACCTACCTTATCCGCCTTCGATCAACAATTATTGGATTGCGAGTGGGCATCGTAGGTTCATTAGTCAACGAGGAAGAGATTTTAAAAATGATGTTACGGCTTATTGCGCAGAATGGCGCGTACCCAATTATGGCGATCAGCCAGTATGGGTTGAGATCATTCTTAAACCACGGTCTAAAAAACTCATGGATATTGACAACTGCGTCAAGCCAATACTGGATTCACTTATCGGCATCGCCTATACAGACGATGTTAGCGTTCAACAAATCGTTGTTAAACGCGGTTTACCCATCAAAAACGGTGGTTGTACCGTAATGGTGGGGTTAATGGAAGATGTTGTACCTCCCCAAGCCTAAATGGGGTTAGGAAGGGCGCGCCAGCCGTCCTTTTTAGGCAAGCTGGCATCTTAACTTAGGGGAAAACATGGTTATTAAATCGCAGTTTTGGCACATTCTTCAAAAAGAAATTGAATACCGCAAAAGAGTGGCCAAAGAACATCAAAAAAATATGTTTACGATTGTCAAAATAAAAAAGGACTTGGTGGTTGTCAAGGTTGAATCGGTATGACACCCGAAAAAGGCATGAATCGTAAACAAGATTGGCAGATCAAGGAAGACTTGGCCAATCAAGAAATCACTCGTCAAATGTTGCAAAACTGGCTAAAAATTGATGTTACCCCCCAGGAAGAAATGAGCATCTGGGATTGGGAATTTAGGGTTGGCAAACATTTGTTAGGGTTTGGAGAATACCGCAGAAGGTTTAACGCTTTTGATACTTATGGCGATTTTCAATTTACTAAAAAGAAGTTTTGCACTTTAAAAGAAAAGGCTAAAACAGAAAAAGTACCCGCATTTATGTTTGTGCAGTTTGACGATCAGTTCTTGTATTTCACTATTGACGGAGACCCCGAAACACAAATTATGCGTAGAAATCACGAAGTTCGGAAAGAGGAATGTGTTTGCATTCCTAAAAATTGGTTTAAGCAGCTTGATAAATTGGAAAAAGAATTACTTTTTTAAAGGAAAAATGATGGATAACAGTCAAATTAAAGTGTTTGTAGCAACTCCGATGTATGGCGGTATGTGCGCTGGGTACTTCACTCAATCGGTTCAGCAAATGCAAAATGTGTTTACGCAACAAGGCATTGAAACGCAATTTAGCTACATGTTTAACGAAAGCCTGATTACAAGAGCGAGAAATGCTCTCACGCACACTTTTTTAAAAACCGCTTGTACGCACCTGATGTTTATTGACGCGGACATCAAATTTAACCCTACCGACATTTTGGCGATGTTAGAGGTGGATAAAGAGATTATTTGCGGTATTTATCCTAAAAAAGAGATTAACTGGAATAGCGTAAAACAAGCGATGGATGCCAATGTGCCTAATGACCAATTAAAGCACCATACAGGCTCTTTTGTGGTCAACTTGGTAGATTACCAAGGCGAGGTCACAGTACCCGTTAATC